TTGAAACCATTAATAACACCAATTAAGTTTGGTGAGTATTCATATTGAGTAATGATTAAATCAATATTATTTGTTATATCTTGACAAGCCATTATGTCACCGTAATATTAATATTAGTTGAATCTATTGTAGCAATTTCAGTCAAATCTATAATTGTATCTGCTGCAACTAATGTATCACCAAGTCTACCAAGTAAATATGAATTAACTTCATGACCTATTACTTGGTTTATTGGAGTATATAATCTTGAGTAAATTACATCATCTGCAATACCATATCCACCTGTTTGATATCCAGGTGAAACTTCAAAAGTTCCATTAAAATAATCTACTATATTTTGTTTAATCTGATTTATACCATCACTTGGAAAATTGCTATTAGTTGTTATATTTAATTCAATTTCTATATCTACTTGTGATGCTCTATAAAAATTAATAGCAAGATTTGTGTAATATGATGAATCTGTATAAAACCCACTAATATTACCTTGTGTTGGAACGCCAACAGGCTTTTTAATTCCAATTGCATCAATAATATCTTGATCAGAACCACCAAATAGCACACAAGCAATTGTATGACCATTAATACTTACATTATCAATTACAACTGGATCATCTTCATCATTTTGAACAACTATTGCATCTTGAACATCTTCAATTTCTAATAGATTTGCTTTTATTGAACCAATCTGACTTATAGAATTTGTTTTTACACTATCTAAATATCTATTTCTAAACTGTGTGTCTGTTTCTGTTGGCGTACCTGTTATACCATCTGTTGGATTATTGATTGTTTCCCATCCTGCTATTACATCAATAATTTTAGTTAATGTTCCAGCTAAAACAGTAATTTCACCTTCATCTTGTGCAACCATAATGCCATTTGCTGTTCCAGATGATATTGTGACTTCTTCTTTTAATGTAAATTTATTTCCTGAAGTATCTTCAGCTAATGTGCCAGCAGGTATGATTGTTCCATTAACCCCAGTTAAAACAACATTTACTTCAGTATTTATAGCAGCCTTTCTGAATATATCTAAATTTGATGCTAAATAGTCAATTTGTAATCCTACTGCTGTATAAATAACTGTTGCATTAAACATATCAATTATAGAATTATCTGATGTTTCTAATGCTTGTGCTAAAAATCCAATTAATTGACCTTGTCTAGTCTCTGGGTCTGTATTAAATGAATCACCAAAAACTTTAGTAAATATTTCATTAATATCTGCAACATACTCACTTAGTTGTGTTGATTCAATACCATTATTATTTATTTCAGCCATTAAATGTAAACTCCGTTGAACCATATACACTATTTATTGTAGCACTATATGAAAATTTTCTAGTATTACTATTTAACCCATAGCTAACATTAATTACGGATGTAACATCAGATTCTTTTAAAATCTCGTTTGTAAATATGCTTGCCACAATATCTTTATTTTTGTTAGCTCCAAATACATTATCAAAATATGGAACTCCACGATTGGTTGCTAAAAACCATTCTGCATAAAATAATTTTAATCTTTGATTTAATTTATCTGCCAATGCTTCAATATCATAAATTAGAACTAAATTACCACTTGTATCTATATAGAGATCATTGTTTTCATTGCCACCAAATGTTGTCATAGACATATTTACAATCCTTAATTCTTCGGAATTCCTGTATCTCCACCGCTGTCCCCAGTATGAATATGTGTGCTTAAATCAACGCCTAACGTAGTTGTTATTGAACCAGCATTTTCAATATTTTGACCATTCATATCAATACCACTTACCATGTTCGCAGAACTTCCACTTAAACCACTATAACTTGGTGCAAATACTGGAACACTGCTTATTAATGATGACGCATTTAAGGTTAATGTAGCACCACTAATGTTTGCTTGCATTTGAGAATCATCAACAGTTAATGTATTTGAACCTTTTTTTATTTCTACTTTGCCTGTTTCTACAATTATAGCATTGTTACCATCTTCACTTTGCATAGTTGCTCCGCTAGATGATGATGGAGTTATATTTAATGCTCCAAAACCTGCTATTGCAATGGAGTCTTTTAAACTTAAAAGTGAATCTGAATCAGGTAACGCTTGCGTAAATGTTTTTTTAAAATTAGTGATTCCCCTTTGAGAAAATATCAATAAAACACCGTCGCCTTTTTTCATTGGCATAGTAACAGTAAACCCGCCACCACTTGGAAATACGACAGGAACATCAACCAAAACTGGTAATGCTTGCGACCCACCTGTGGTGAATGTTCTTTCAATTGCAGGTAAAACTTGTGCGCGTTTAGTTGTTTGGTCATAACTTTGAACAATCCCAGGTAAACAAGTATATAATTTCTTGAATTGCTGAGTGAAAACAAACTCTAATGCTTGACCGAAAGTTTGATACTCAATTTCATTATTTAAATTACTCACTACCAGTCTCCGAAATTGAAACGCATTCTAGTTTTGTCACGAATTCACCCTCAATGGTATCACCTTCATAAACAATGCTTATCACTTTGTACAAACCATTTAATTCTTGGTTTAAAATATTCGTTGTTCTGCCTGTTGTGGTTAACGTTGTTGTTTCTAAATCAACCAAAACATAATCACTTAATACTATTCCAGTATTTAGCAAAGTTGTTATGTTAACACCTTTTTCAGTTTTAACAGGTATATTAACTAAACCAACTGAACTATCAATCGTAAATGCTTGCTCTTCATTTGGCTGGCCAGTCAATGAAAATTTAATTTTATCTCCATCTATAAAATAATTTATACCTAATGGTGGTAAAAGTAATTTAAATAAATCGCTTACTGTACCGCTAAAACTAAAATTAAACTGCTGAGCGCTTGCAGGAATTAAATTTGAATATTGAGAAACTAAACCAGTTAATCCAATAGCATCAGTAACTATTTGTCTGGTTGAGATTAATCCTGCATAAGTTTTATTAAAATATGCGTTATTCACTAAATTTGGTAAATTAGTAACGTACATTTTAGTTATTGTATCAACGCCTTTTTTTGATATCTGAACTTTATCAATTTGACCAACATAAATATTTGATACTTCACCATCATAACCCGCTAAAAGCTGAACATATAAATTTCTATTTTTTATGAAAGATTGTGTATCACCTTTTAAATTCCATATTGAAATTGAATTATGGCTTGGCAATTCACTTGATTGGTTTTTTGTTAATGTAAAATTAATTTTTAATTGATCACCAGCAAAATCTTTTGGTATTAAAATGCCTTGAGCAGAAGTTGCCCTAATATTTGAAGGTACTGCAGATAAATTCTCACTTACAATAACTTGAGCATTTCTTTTATAGTATCTAGCTGCCATTTTGCAACCCCAAATAATATTCTTTTTCTGAAGATGACAAATAATACAAACCAAAAACATTGTTAAAATCATTTCGGCCAATATTTTCAAAGGTCTCTGAAACTGACCCAGCTATGATGTCTCCTACAAAATCAGTAAACATATTGCCAAAAACTAAATAATTCGGCGTTAATCTTCTATTAATCACGTATGGTGTGTTATCAACAGTATTATAAAGGCTAATGAACCAACTTTCGGAAACTGTTTGAAACCTCATTAATATTGTGATTGATTGACCGCCTAAAGTTACTTTAAAAATTTGATTCGCATCTGACGATAAAAATATTTGTTGCATGTTATCCACCAATGAAACTATTTAATAAAGATATTGATGTGCTCGAAGTATTTTTAGTACCACCATTTACAATATCTGTTGAATTTATTGCTGGGTTATTATCGCCTTGTACATTGATTGGCGAAAATGTGTCTTGCGCTGTATCTACGAGCTTTACTTCTTCAAATGATAGATCAAAGATTAAGTTTGTTCCAGTTTCATAATCAATTCGTGTTTTAACGCCTGTTATTAGCATATTTTCATAAGTCTTAACAGTTGTTATTACTTGAAATCTTTCTCTTTCATTTGCAAATTGATCTAATAACGCCCAACCTGTTTTTGGTTTTTGCGTTGTTACGATGCCTGTTGAGCCAAACAAAAAATTAACATCTATCGTTAATTCTTGAATATTCGTTATCATTCCGCTTAATTTTATTTTATATGGTTTTCTATAAGCATTATCTGATATTGTGCTACCATCCTCGACCGGATACCTAGTGATATCGACACTTATTTCGTGTTCTTCTGCATACCATAAGTCAACACTTTCTAAACCTATAACTTGAATATTATCCGTTCCGAATATTACACCTGCTATATCTGAAACTAACGGCATAAATTACCTCGCAATACTATTATCAGCGTTGATAGCTGCACTTCTGAATTGTTGTCCTAATGAATCTTGTACTTTTTTACTTGTCATTGCTGCTATTTGTTCTGGGTCTGCATTTGTTGTCGCATTTACTGTTACATTTACTGTATTTTGATTGCTTTGATTAAATTGTCCTAAGCGTGATTGGGGTATTATATTTCCTTGAAATCCGCCTGTTATTTGATCATTTGCAGTTTGTGCACCTTTAATAAATGATTGAACACTACCTTTATTACTAAATTGGCTAAGATCAATAACATTGCCTTGAATTTTTTTCATTGGTTTTGATTGAGGCTCATCTTCACTGCTTCCCAATCCAACTAAATTTAATGCCTTATTGACAGTATTTTTAACAAATTTGAACCCTGAAACTATTTTATCTATAAAACCATCCCAAGCGCCGATCAATGAATTAATAATACTATCCCAAACACCGATAATAGTATTTTTAACGCCTGAAAATATGTCTCCAATAAAATTTACAGAATTCTTCAGTGATGAAACTGATTTATTCCATGACGCTATGAAAAAATTAGAAATTGAATCAAATATGCCTTTTGAAAAATTATATAAACCTGATAATTCTTCACCTATATAATTTGCAATTCCGTCAAATGCGGACAATATTTGAGTCCTAAATTTATAGGCTACAAAGACTAATGCTACAATAGCAATAATTATTGCATCAATAATTAATAATATTGGCGATGCAGCGAGTTCAACTATTGCAAATGTTGTTGCTAACGCTCTCAAAGCTTTAACAAAAGCAATTATTTTTTCAACTCCCCACAAAATTCCCATTCTTGCTAGAATAATGGACAGCCCTATTAAAACAGCTTTTGAAGTTAACAACCATTTTACTAAAGATTTAATTACTGAAATGAAAGACAAAATTGAATTTCTAACGTTATCAATTTGCTCATTTGATAACCCTAACCATTTTAAAAAATTTCCAAATGCTGAATCGCCTTTTCTCAAAAATACCCATAAATCTTGAATTACTAACACAAGAATCGTTATGCCTGCTGCTACTCTTGTAAATGGCAAAAGCATTTTTGCTACTCTAACAGCAATTACAGAAGAAATTATGCCCAAGAATAATGCAAACGTTTCAAATGCTGCCTTTGCTTCTTGCGTATGATTTTTAACTGCTTCACCCCATTCTTCGAAAATGGCAGCCAATTTATCCATTAAAGTAGTAAATATAGATACACTAGAAGACGCTTTACCAATTTCACCAATAAAAAACGATAGACTGTTTGTAATGGCCATAAATGCCATTGGAATTGTTCTTGACATCAAGCCAAATTGCTTAGTCAAATCAGCATTTGAATCTTTCAATATTTTGATAAAATCTGCCGTAGCAAGTTTATTACCTTTGACAGCTTCTTTCCAGTCAACTCCCATTGATCTGAAATGATTAACGATCAATGCTTGAAGTGCTGGAACATCTTTCATCGCATATCTAAGCTCTTGATAATTTACAGTAGCTCCAGATATTGCTTTAGTCAAATCTTGCATTGCAGCTTTTGCAGTGCGCGTTTGTGTTCCATTGATTGCAAAAAGCTTATTTAAAGTATCAACGACTGTCATTTTGTCTGCTTCGCTTGCTGCATCTCCAAGCGATACGGACATTTGTTGGTACAATTCTGAGTTGGCCTCAATAGATGTGCCAGTTTTATTAGAAATATTTAATAATTTGCTAAAAACGTCATTCAACTGAGCGCCAGCCAAACCAACTGATTTTAATCTATTGGTAACTAGATCAAATTCATTATTTAATTCAACTAGCTTTTCGATTGCAAAAATGCTTACTATTCCAGAAAACAAATGCTGTAGATTTAATAGCGCAACATTTAAAGCTTTAGTTTCAACTTCAATGCTTCTTACACCAGCTTCAGCTTGTTTTAAACCAGCTGTATTTGATTTAAAATCGATCAAAGTAACTAAAGTGTCGATTACTGTTGCCATTTATTTATTCCTATTTTTTCTTTCTATTGCCTTCTGTAATCTTATCTCATTTTCATTTTTAACAGCTAAAATTTCATTCATTATATAAAAATCATGTAATGAAAGTTCATATATATCTTTATATTGGCATAATCCATTCATTATAGGGATTGCCAATAATGGCGATATATTTTCGAAATTTACTGAGGTAAACTCAATTTCTTGCCCCCTGTTAATTTTTGGAATCTTTTGGACAATGATGGCAAAAAATTTACGCAGATACCTCGCAATAATATTTCAAAAACTTCATCAAATTCTAAAAATGGTTCAATCAATTTTTTACCACTTCCGCTATCACCCCAAAGATTAATATATTTAGGATAATTACCGTTAGGGCTGGTTTTAAACGAAATATAACGATATAAAATTGGCTCAAGTTCATTTTCAATGTAATCAATATCTAATCCGCTTATTGCGTTTATTAAAATGTTCGTTTGAAATTTATTATCTGACATTTCTAAATCTTTTATTTCACCAAATATTTTTTTAAATAATGAAATAAATAATTTTTCACCAGTAAATGCAGGTATTTTATCAATCTTGATTGATACATTTTGCAAATTGAATTCTGATTTACAATATTCTTTTTTGAATTCTTCTAAATTCATTTTTATTCCTTATTCATAACATAACCTAATTGTTATTACCTAAAATGTGACAACAAGCGTTAGGTTAATTCGCCTTTCGATAGCTAATCTAGTTGTCACAAACATATTATGGGCTTTCAAAAGAACCAGTAATAGTTTCAAAGTCGATAACTTGAAACTCAAATACATATGACATCGTGCCAGGTGCGCCTTTACCTAACGTATAACCATTGGGCGCATTTTTTAAAACGCCTTTGTCCAAAGTTGCAATTGAACCATCATTATATGTTATTACGCCGCTAAAATTGACCGCTGCACCATTTTTTTCAGCTAATACAATTGCCTGTAATGCTTGTACAGTTGAACTATTAGCTAGCAATTTCAATGTTACTTCGCCACCTTTTTCGGCTGTTCTACCTGCAACCATTAAGCCATCTGCACCTTTTTTTATAACTGCAAGCTCAATAGAATCAGGCATCGTTAGCGCATCTTCGTCCTCTGACCAACCTTCAATAGTAATTCCATTAAGAATTACGCTTGATAAATCTAAAGCTCTGTAAATTGCCATTAATTAACTCCTTAAAATAAATAATTGCACACCAAAAAAACTATAATGATTAATTCTCCAAAAGAATTGATATATCAACAAAGTGAATTGCGCCACTAGATTTAAGCCAAATTTTCTTAGCAGTAGCTTTTCTTGCTGCTCTATCAGCCTGACTTTGAGCCGATGTTGGTTGCGACCAAATCAAGTAGCCTTTGTTTAAATTTCCATCAAAACTAGTGTTTCCAGTTGTTGCAATAATATCTGATGTCATTACTTCAGATACAACGCCAGGTGCAATCATTCCGTTACTTAATGCTTGTCTGCAAACACCATCAATAACGCTTACGATTGAAGCCTCACCAGCGTCAGTTTGTGGAACGCGTCCGCTACCTCTAAGAAGGTCATAAACATCAACTTGAATAGCATTTACAAACCAATCGAGAGCGTATCTAACATCAATATAAACACTATTATTAAAGCAAGTTCCCTCTGAATATATTTCGTCAGTTGAGAAATTTGTGTAATAATTAACTCTTTTTCTCTCTAATTCATTAACTTGAGTTAAAGTTAAATTATCAGGAGTTTGACCAGGTAATGACTTAAATTTTGCAGTTATAACGCTGTTAGCACTATCAAAATTAACTGAACTAAATCTTGCAGCTATTGACGCTCCCTTATATTCATCTGCACTCCCTGAATATGTCATCCAAGTTCTTTGTAATTGTTCTTGGAATAATTGATAACTTACTGAACTTGTCTCGCCAGTAACTAAAACAGTTGACTCAGAAGTTTGAGCAGCAAACATATAACGGCCAGTTTCAATATAATTTGATACTGAATTTAAATTATCTTGGCTAAATAATGTATTATCTAAAATGAAAAAATACCAGCTATCATTTAAAGCCAAAATTTCATTAATTGCCTCAGATATTGTTTCTGCATCAGCCCCTTGATCTAATTGAGATGCCGTAGAAGAAGATAGCGACATTAAAACACCAAGATCAACACCTGTTGCAGGAGGTACAGCATAACTCAAAGTTGAAGAAGAACCAGTTGAACCAGATACAACACGAAAACCACTTATTGTAGAATCATAAGTAACAGATACTGACGCTCCACCAGTAGTTAAAGCATTTTGTACGGCAGTTGCAACATCCGAATAAGACGCAACAGCCGTTAAATCTGGGTTTACATCATACGCAACGTTATCAATTGTAATTGCAAAATACGCTGTTGCTGCTAAAGCTGCAAACGCTGAAACTGATGTTGATACAGAACCACCAATTAATCTTGCTGCTACGTCTGAATCTATCCAACGCCCAACAACTAAATTTCTTGGAAATGGAGATTGTTCAAACCAAGCATTCCCTGCTTTATAAGGTTCACTACCTTCAGCAAATGTTGTAGATAAATCAGTAAAATTACTGTAAACCGCAACTCTATTTGAACCTGTACCCAATGTAGTATCATTTGTAAAAAATAAACCTATTCCAACTTCCCTACGTAAAACGCCAACCGCTTCGATACTGTCGCTTACGGTGACTACATTATCTAATGATAAAGCCATTTCCTTACTCCTATTCAGTTACTGTAATTGTGTCATTAATATCATTTTCACCATCTGATATGTCTGAATTCAGTGTTACTTCTATTAATCTTTCTATAGTTTGCTCAGTTGATGAAATTAAACCAAATGTCATCTCAATTGTAGCACGGCTTTCATACTCTCCATCTGTTAATAGATCAGTAATAACAGGATTTGTCCAATTTATTAATACTAGTCCATTTCTTTGAAGTTCATACTTGCCATTGGGCGTTGATTGATAATATGCTAATCCTCGAGCAATACCCATTGCATTACTTGCTCTATAAATTTGGATACTATATGTTAATCGCCTAGAATCGTATGTAGTATTATCGAAATTTCCATTTATTTCATTGTATATGGCTTTATTATACGAAAATCCATCGTTACTATCATTGATTAACAATGCGCTTGCATATGGCACTGTGGGCGCTGGCGAATTGGCATTTCCTGGAATAACATATGCTAAACCAGTAGCTGCTTTAACATATGCTCGAACTAATCGATCATAATCTAATTGTGTTGGATTAATTGCCATTAACCATTCTCCGCATTTAATCTTATTGCGGTTATCACTAAATAACCGTGCGTTCTCCAATCATTTACATTACTAGCCATATAAGTATAGTTACTATAAATGATTAAATCACCTTCTGTAGGTGCAGCACCTTGTCTAACGGCTCTGGTTAATTCAACATTAGATGAATATATCGTTATAGTTTCGTGCGATCTTTCTGCACTAATATCATTTGTTCTATTTATACCGCTTGTCGGCTCAACGCTACCTTTTAAATTATAGTCAGTTGATGAACCTGGTACAAACTCATCATATTCATTATAGCTACCAGCTGATTGCTGTCTTAAAATATAATCATCAGCAAATAAAGGATTTGATGATAAAAAACCTAAATTAATAGTCATTATTTTATCACCTTATATTCTGGGGAAATTAACATTAATTCTGTGTCTATTAAAGGTTTATCGTGACCTTTTTGTTTTATTGTTGATGGTGCGTTAGGAACATACGTTATTTGCTTACCTTCAATTGATTCCTGAATAGTTACTGCCCACATTTTACCAATTGTATTAATTTGATTTTGATTAATGATACTTTTAGATTTAGATATCTTATTAGTTTTAAAGAATGCAATCATTTTTTTACTTGCCATTATATTGGCGTGTCTAAAAAACGGTCTTTCTGGTATTTTTGACGTTCCGTACTCATTCCAAAATGCAACTTGAGCAACTGGTAAACCATCATCATATTTAGAATTAGGATAGAAACCAACTGATAAAACTCTTTGCTTGGTTTTATTTAATGCTCTCAATGTAGATTTTAAATTTTTACCACCAATAGTTTTAACAGCCACCAGATACCCCCGCAGCAAAAACATATCCAAGACATGCTTTTTTTAATTGAAGATATATTATCCCATAATTAGTTGTTGTATAGATAGAATCATTAGTTGAAGCAATCTTCATAAAATTAGCTTGTTTTTGACCAACTTTAGCAGATGATAACGGAAGAACATTTTGATTTTCACCAGGACATAAGGAAGTAGCGCCAGATGTGTTCATTCCGCTACAATCTGCCATAGAGAGCAGGTGTGCTGCCAAATATATAATAGCATTTTCACACTTGCAAAATATAGAAATTGCAAGGTTTAGATATATAGTTACTCTGGAATCATTGTCTGAATCAAATTCAGGGAAGGTTGCTCGAAATGTTGGCAATAAATCTTCTGCTGTTATATTACTTGACATCATTTACTTCTCTTTTTTGGTCTACCACGTTTTTTAGTTTTACTCTCAATTTTTTTAGATTCTTCTTCAATATTATTAATTATATCTTGATCAATACACAAATTATCTTCTGGCAAAATTAATTCTTCTTGCTTCTCAATAATTTTATTTTCTTTAACAATAACACCATTAGGCGTAATGTCTTTTGGATGTATTGAACCAGGATGATTTTTTGAAGTTAAAATCCAATAAAGGAATTTACCATTTTTATCATAGTAAGGCAGAAATGAATTAGTCTTTTCATTTGGCCAGAAAATCAAAACCTGACCATTAATGCGCCAATTATGTTTGTACATTTCACTATTCATCATCTCGGTTGCAGATTCTTCATCTTGAATAGTGAATGTATATGAGTATTTATCTGGCTCTTTTGTATACCAATATTTATATGGCATAGCATACATCAATGGGGAATAATGCTCTGGTGGCCTACATTGAAACCAAATATTACACATCTTATACACCATC